CTCGCATGCCCACACTTGCGCAATCCAAGGTGACCGGGTTGACCGCTGCATTGGGTGATAAGGCTGACGGGGCTGATCTGACAGCTCTTGAAGCGCGTGTTAAAGCCTTAGAAGATACAGCAGGCGAAGGATAACTAGTTGGGAGGTGCGTGGTCTGTTATGAAAACAGTCAAAGAACCGTTTGCGACCGTTGAGGAACTACAAGCGGTGTGGCCAGGTATGCCAGCAGGCTCAGAAGACCACGCTGAGCTTCTTCTGCTTGATGCTTCACAGTTCCTTGTAGATCTGTATAAGCGGGAAGTAGAAGAAGCATCCCCCGCTACCTTGCGGCGTATCGTGACTTCGATGGTTCGCCGTATCATGCAAATCCCCGACACTATTCTTGGGTACTCGCAGATCCAACAAAGCACTGGACCTTTTCAGACAAGCTATTCAGCGGCAAATCCTCATGGCGATTTTTACCTGACTGCGCAGGAACGTAGGTCATTAGGTGCGACTCGCGGTAAGGCTTTCGAGGTTGACTTATTGGCTGGGTCTAGGCGCGCTCATGATGACTATAAGAGGACCCGATGAAGTTCGCATATCCTGAGTTTTGGTACACGGACGTGACGGTTTTGCGTGGTGGTGGCCGGGATAATAAGAGCAATCCTTTACCGGTTGAGGAAATACCAGTAAGCAAGTGTCTGGTGGGGCCACGGTCTACGGCTGAACCAAATGAATTTAGTGAAATCGTTGATTCGACAGCGGTGCTATACCGGACTGTTGATGATGGTTTCCGTTTCCTGCCTTCGGATCGCGTGGTGGTCCCTGATGGGGCGAGGATGGCTGGTGAATGGTCTGTAGATGGTCGCCCGTCTGAATGGCCCATGGGGGTTGAGGTTGGGCTGAAAAGTGTTTAGGAGGCCCACTAGTGGCATTCAAATTCAAGCTTGGTAGAGGCCAGTTTTATGAGCCATGGCAGTCAGGTATCCGTTCTGTGGCACAGTCTGGTGCAATGCAACGGGTAACGTTACAAGCTGCCAGAAGTATTGCTGGTACCGCTCAATCTTCTGGGTATTCAACGTATGCGGCAGCACCGTACACGGTGACGTCTGGTAGGTCTAATGAATCACGTGCTGGTGCTATTGCTTACGAATCTGAGCGTGACTTCCGTGATGCTCGTGATGAGACTTTGAAACGTACTGCTGCTGCGATGGGAAGGCGACCGTCATGAGTGATGTTTTAGTGTTCCCTGATACTCGTGGCGCTATCTATGATTTACTCAATGGTGCCACACATGTTGGTGAAACAGTATTAGCTACATATCATTTGCCAGCAGATGAATATGGTTCTTTGGTTGGCCCGTTTCCGGTAGCGCACATCACTACCGAGCCTGGTACGCAAGGTTACATTGACCGTAAAGACCGGATCACTGTGAACGTGTACGCACCGGGTGAGTTAGCGATGAATGTGGCTCAATCTATTTATGCGTCCATTGTTGGTGATGACATAGACACACCATCCGGCTATTTAGATAATATTCGGGCCGATCAAACGCCTTATGAGAGACCGTATCAGTCCGACACGCTAAACCAAGCCGAGTTCCGGGTGATAGTGACCGTCAGGCCCGTATAGCTCATGTCTACATAACTGAATATAAACATATCCCTAGCAAGACCCCGTTTCTTTCGGGGTCTTTTTTAATGCGCAAAAAGAAGACCCTTAGGAAGGGGTAAGCAAGATGGCACAAACATTTGCAGAATTGCAGCGTGACGCCGACGAACGGAAACTCGTTCGGAAGATTCAGAAGGCTGTTGCGGTGATGGCTCGCGGTGACGTGGAGTTGCCGACTGCTCAAGAGTTGTTCGAGAGCGGTGGCGGGTTTAAAGATTTGAAGGCTGACGGTTGGCTGCCCATTGGTATGGTCACTACCGACGGCTACCAATTCGGTCGCGAGGTCGAAAATGAGGAAGTGGACGCCCTTGGGTATGCGTCTGCTGTCCGTGAGGATATTACTTCGGTTGCCCGGTCTGTGACCTTCACACCGTTAGAGACTGGTCGTAAACACCTTATGGAACTCAAATATGGTGTTGACCTGTCCGGTGTGGAAGTTGATCCTGATACTGGTGCATTCGATTTTGATGAACCAGATCTGCCTATCAATTCTGAATACAAGCTGCTTATCCTTGGTGCAGATGGGCCAGCTGATGAGCAGTGGATTCTAGGCCGCGGTTATGGTGCTGTGACACTGTCCGAGGGTGGCGAGGAATCATGGGGCTCTGAAGACCCGGTAGGTGCTGAAATCACGTTAAAGATTCTCCCAGATGATGATACTGGTGCACCGGTTCGTCACTACTTCGGTGGTACAGGTGTGCTGAAACACCATGATGCTATGGGCTTTGACCTGGCATCCAGTGGCGGTGGCGACGATGACGGTGGTGATTCGGGGGAATAACAGCCGCCTACCTGCCTAGTTACTGATTAGGTGGGCGGCTTACCTTGTTTTGGTTGGCCGGGTGTCCCCCGGTGCTCGGCCAACCATTCTTTTACCGGGGCAAGTGTTTAGGAGTTTATTGTGGTGAAACTTTCCAAGTATGACAAAGATTTGAAGCGTGACGTTGTGGTTGAAACGTCGATTCCTGCTGAGGCGAATCAGCTACGGAATCAGGGGTTTAAAGAAGTGAAACCTGGCAAACCACGGGTTGCTGGTAAGAAGTCCGAAAAAGGCAATAAGTAAAACAAAAATACTATCTGAACCGGGGGTTCAAAATGTCTGATAAACCAACTGTGCACGGCTCGATTGCGTCTATCCGTAAAGAGCGTAAAACGGCTGATGAGTTTCGGTTCGCGCTGAGTGGTAACAAAATTATTACCTTCAAAGATCCGACCAGGATGCACCCGGACGATGCTGATAAGGCTATGCAGTTCGGTGCGGTCAACACTGGTATTGGGTGGCGTGAAGCGATGGCAGTGATGGTGTCTAAGGAAGACCTGAAGAAGGTTGAAGCTGAAGTAGATGCCGGGAAGATGGACATTTACGAAATGTCCGAGATGATTGGTCAGTATCAGGAGCACTACAACAGCTTCTATGGTACGCAGGGGGAATAGTCGCCCTGGCAGATTATCTTGATAAGTTCACCCCGGAGGTTCGTGCTGATCTTGCGCAAACTTATGGGGTGGACTTGTCGGAGTATTTGCAACAGGGCCGTTGGAAAGCGACTCTTGAACTCATTGATCAGTTGCCGTGGGATTCTCGGTTCCGTGAGGCGATGTTGAATGATCCTGATTATGCGGATGCTATTGCTGAGCATCAGTTGCGTCAGGATGATGAGGGTAAGAAGGATGCTGTGGGGCCGCGTATTAGTGAGTATGGGCCTGTTGAGCAGCGGTTGACGACACTTATTGAGTTGGAGAAGGCTAATTTGTTTTGGGCTCAGGTGGCTGCTGGTGTGAAGAAGCCGCCTAAGCCTAAGCCTGAGAAGCCCCCGATGACGCTTGTGTCGAAGTTGATTAAGCAGAAGGGCGAAGAGGCTGGGTTTGAGATAGCTTCTTTGTTCGGGTTTAGTCGTGACGATTTTTTCGCGTCGTCGCGTAATTAAAAAAAGCATATTTGAAAGTTGGGCCATCCTGTTGTGGGGTGGCTTTCCTTATTTAACGAGGGGGACTGCCGGTGAGTTCTTACGGTGTTGTTGGGCGTGTTGGGTTACTTGTTGAGCCAACGTTTCGTGGTGCCCAGCGTAAAGTCCGTGATGGGCTAGGTGTTCCCCTCGCTAAAGAGGGTCCGAAGCAGGGTCGCAATCTTGGTGACATGATCGTCAGTGGTACCACCCGGGTTTTTAAGTGGGGTGGTGTTGCTGTTGGTGCGGCGCTTGGTACCGCTATTACTAAGGGGTTTGGTCGTATCCGTGCGATGGAGGATGCGACCGCCAAAATTGAGGGTCTTGGGTATTCGGCTAAAGAAGTCGATCAGATTATGTCTGATGTGCAGGGCGCGCTTGACGGGACCATGTTCCTGTATTCGGAGGGTGCTGATGTAGCTGCCGGTGCCCTTGCTGCTGGTGTCAGTGAGGGTAAAGAGCTTGAGAACTATTTGCGGCTAACAGCTGATGCCGCAACTCAAGCGAACATCCCGTTCGGTGATATGGGGCACATGATGAATAAGGTGTCTTCCTCTGGGAAGCTCACCGGTGATGTGCTCATGCAGTTGGAACAGAACGGCGTGTATGTTGGTGCGGCTATTGCTGATTCTCTTGGGGTGACTCAGGAGGAGTTCCGTAAGATGGTTTCCGCTGGCGAAGTGTCTGCTGACGTGTTCATGGAGGTCATGGAAGACCAGTTTGCGGGGTCTTCGGAGCGTGCTGCGGACACGATGACTGGTGCTATGTCGTTGGCGTGGACTGCTGTGGGTCAGTTGGGTGAGAAGCTGATTCAGCATGTTTACCCGTATTTGAAGGAGTTTTTTCAGGCTTTTTATCAGTGGGTTCAGGATATTTCGCCTGCTGTTGAGGATTTTGGGGAGCGTGTAGGTAAGGCGCTCGGATCGATTATTGGCTGGTTGACTGAGAATCCTGGCGCGGTGAAGGCTTTTGCTGCGGCTATTAGTTCGGTGTTTGCTGCGATGGCTGCTTACACGGTCGTGGTGAAAGTAGACAAGGCAATAAAGGCGCTAAATATTTCGATGGCGGCTAACCCGGTGGGCTTGTGGGTTGCCGGTATCGCAGCTCTAGTCACTGCGCTGATCTGGGCTTGGAATAACGTCGACTGGTTCCGCAACGGAATCATCACCGCATGGGACTGGATCAAAGAAGCTTCAGCATCGGTGTGGGAATTCCTAAAAACCGTGTTTTCTGGTATCGCTTCTTGGGCTGTGAGCATGTGGGAAAACGGTATCAAACCAGTATTTGGGTTCTTCGCTAATGCCTGGAATTGGATAGTAGAAGCTGCCACACTCACATTCGACGATGTACTGAACCCCATTTTTGAGGGCATAGGCGCACTAGCTGTCTGGCTGTGGGAAAACGCTATTCAACCCACCTTCGGATTCTTCGCCGATGCGTGGAACTGGATTGCTGATGCTGCTGTCTTCGTTTGGGAGAGCATCCTGCAACCCGTCTTTGAGGGCATAGGAACGGTTGTCACCTGGCTATGGGAGAACATTATCAGCCCTTATATCGGCTTCATTATCAGCATGTGGGAGCTTCTAGGGCAAATATACTCATTCACCTGGGAGAACGTAATAAAACCTGTTTTCCAGTGGTTTGGTGACGTTGCTGTCTGGCTGTGGGAAAACGTGCTATCTCAGGTGTTCTCATGGATCGGAGCCCTTTGGTCGAACATGGTTACTGGCATGGCATGGGCATGGGAGAACATTCTTGCACCAGTATGGGATGTGATTTCCGCAGTTGCCATGTGGCTATGGGAAAATGTGCTTTCACCTGTCTTTTCGTGGATAGGTGAAAAATGGCAGTACGTCCTATTAGGAATGCAGTTCTATTGGGAGAATGTACTAAAACCTGTATGGAACATGATCGCCACGGTTGCCATGTGGTTATGGGAGAATGTCCTATCGCCAGTTTTCTCATGGATTGGCAACCTTTGGTCGAACATGATCATCGGGATGAAATGGGTATGGGATAATATCCTCAAACCGGTCTGGGATGCTGTAGCAGCTATCGCCATGTGGTTGTGGGAAAACGTGTTATCCCCCGTGTTCTCATGGATTGGCAACCTTTGGTCAAACATGATCACCGGCATGAAATGGGTATGGGACAATATCCTGCACCCGGTGTTCACTGCGGTAGCTACAATCGCACGATGGTTATGGGATGCTGTGCTATCCCCGGTATTCACCTGGATAGGAAACCATTGGGACACGATCCTTACCGGCATGAAATGGGTCTGGGATTACATTCTGCATCCTGTGTGGTTGGCGGTGAAGGCCGTCGCCATGTGGTTGTGGGAAAGTATTCTGAAAAAAGTCTTTACTTGGATCGGCGATCACTGGGAAGAAATCGTCCTGGGGATCAAGCTGGCCTGGGAGAAATACCTCAAACCCACATGGGAGCGGGTTAAATCTGTCGCCACCTGGTTGTGGGAGAAACTACGAGATATTTTTACCTGGATCGGTAACAAATGGTCCAGCATGAAAGACCGGATATCCAGTGTTTACGAAAAATATATAAAACCGGTCTTCAAAAAATTCGGTGACATCGTAGAGAACCTGAAATCCCGTTTCAAGACCGGCGTGGACAACATCAAGAAGCAGTGGGAAAGGCTCAGAGGGATTGCTGCCAGGCCGATCAAGTTCGTCATTCAGGACATTTTTAATAATGGTCTGATTAAAGCGCTCAATAAGGTCCCTGGGGTTAATATCCCGAATATTCCGGAGCCTGACTGGATTAATCAATACGCTACTGGTGGGCATACGGGTCCAGGAAGCAAATGGACACCTGCTGGCATTGTTCACGCTGATGAATATGTAGTCCAGAAAGCTTCACGTAGACCATTTGAGCGTGAAAATCCTGGCCTACTGGATCATATTAACCGTCATGGGACGATGGCCGGTTATGCCAATGGTGGTATGGTTCGCCCGGTCAAGGGTGGGCGTGTAACTTCTGGTTTCGGTGCTGGCCGTGGACGCTATCCGCATGCTGGTATTGACCTTGCTGTGCCTATTGGTACGCCAGTGTTTGCTGCCATGGATGGCACAGTTTTGGGTTTCCAACCTCCAGGCCGTACGGGACGGTATGTGTTCTTGTCCCACCCTGGTGGGCGGAATACTTACTATGGCCACTTGTCTAAACCTTTGGTGAAACAGGGTCAGCAAGTGAAGCAAGGCCAACGTATTGCGTTATCCGGCAATACGGGTAAATCGACCGGGCCTCACTTGCACTACGAAACATGGCGAAATGGTAGCCCAGTAAACCCTGCAAAGTATCTTTCTGGTGCCGTGCTGCCACTGGGCCAAAAAGGTGCCGAAGCTGGTGGTGGATGGTTTGATCCATTAGCGGCTGTCCGTGCACTTGGGGATAAAATCACTAGCTCACTTACTAGCAAGTTCCCTAACGCTGGGTACATGCTTGATGCTTCGATTGGGTTAGCCAAGCAAGGCTTCGACTCCATGCTGGACTTTGCACAGTCAAAGGTTAGCTTGTTCAATGATGGTGGCGAAGGTGGGGCATCTGACGCTAGTGGTGACGTTGTTGGGAAAGTCCGTGGTGTCGCCGATAAGTACGGTTGGGGTTCTGGTGGTCAGTGGAGCGCGCTGTCGCAGCTGATCAGCCGGGAGTCTAGCTGGAATCCTAATGCCGCTAATCCACGGTCTACTGCTCGGGGCCTATTCCAAAAGATGACTAGTATTCATGGTGCTATTGAGTCTAGTGCTGCTGGTCAAGCGGAGTGGGGCTTGAAGTATATCAAGCAGCGGTACGGTTCTCCTGCTGCTGCTTTGGCGTTCCACAACCGTCATAACCATTACGCGGATGGCGGTCTTGTGGGGTCGATTACTCGCGACAGTGGTGGTGTTGTGCCGCCTGGGTCTTCGGTGATCAATAACTGGACCCGTGACCCTGAGTGGATGTACACGAACAAACAGCAAGACACGGTACAAGCTGCACTCGATGTGCTCAAAGACGGTGCTGGTACCAACGTCAATTTCTATGGTCCAACGTATATGCGCAATGAGGATCAGTTCGCTGAAGCGTATGAAGAGCGTGCTCGTCGTCAACGCAAAGTCGGGCTAGTGGCAACCCTTTAGGAGGATGTGTTTATGGCTAAGACTATGGCACCGGATTTTGTGACGCCTCCTAGTGGGGTGCGCAGAATACCGGTGACTTCGATTGTGCCTACTGGTCGGCCACTTGATGAGGGAATTAAGTTGTTCCTGAATCAGGACGGCTACGGGTTCATTTTGGAGAAAGAATCTGAGGGCCTGTGGTTGTCGCCGGTTGAGAATACGGTTACTGCGTCGTCTCGTGGTGGTGGTACTTTACGTAACCGCCGGTGGGCTGAGGGTGACTCATTCCTAGTACTCTCGCTGCATTCGCCGTCACCGGAGCACATGTATGACATGTTCGCTCGGCTGGTGTCTGTGGTGACGAATCAGAGTGATTACTTTGATTTGGTGGTGTTTGACCCGTATTCTCAGGAGGCCCGTCGGCGCACGTTTTTGTATGAGGACGGGCTGGAGAACCTGAATGAGGTTACAGGGACCTATCATACTGTTGGTGTTACGGCGAAGTTCCTCAGCCCGTTTTGGCGGGGTCCTGAGCGGGTTGTTACGGAGCGTATTGCGCCTCCTGTTAAGCCGTTGATTACTGCTGATCCTGGGCAACCAATTAACCGGTGGGACGACCCAGGGTTTGAGAATACCGTGGATTATGAACCATGGACTGTGGTCGATGAAGGGCTAGAGAAACCCGGGACTGGTGAATTACACGGCGTGTATGCGACTGGCCACAAATTTGAGGTCACCCCTGGTGAAACCATTACTGTCTCGGCGGTGTTGTCGTATGTTGATGGGCCGC